GTTGAGATTCCTAACTCTAACCTGAAATGGCGAATCATTATACGCCTTGGTTCGTATGCCCAATAGCAACTCTCGTCCAGAAAACACCTGGCTCTCCGCCTCACGAATATAAGTTGACATACCTTGGGACAATGCATTCACATTTATCACATCAGTCTGATAAACACGGCGGTCCCGTGACAAGACATTGCGAGGGACCATTGGTAGGGGTCGAGAACGCTGTTGTCGACGCCTTCGCTGAGGAGCTGATTGAGAATTCAAATTCTGTTTTTGCTTTGGAACGTATCTTGATCTATTTCGTTGTTGTATTTTTGGCATGTTGAAGTCAATAATTCATATAATGATTATAAACGCCAGTTAGGCGAACGCCAGATAGGCGAAGTTTACCCTATTAAATGAGCTCAACATAGAGCTCAATAGCCTCACGGGTAGGGAGGGCTTGGAGCCGAGCAAGCCATGAAGAATCAATATTGTACCTCAGAGACCACGCCTTCACATCTGGCTTATGTTTCGAAGGCGCTTCAACAAGAGCCGACTCGGCATTAATATACTTGGAGCCTTTCGGTGCACGATAGACAGGTACTATCATGTATTTCGATGGATAGCGTGCAGCAAGCATATGTAGAAATGGGTTGGTTGGGTCCAACTCCAAACAAGAGTTAAGGCGGGCACCTCGATAGGTGGCCAAGTCCAATGAGTGCAAATCAGCAACCAACAGCTTTCTAATTATCTTTGGGTCAAAGAATCTGCCATGCTGATCAAAATACAACCCGCAGAAACCAACACTCCCAGGGTCAGTATGATAAGAGATCTCTGGTGAAAACCCCATATCCTCAAACTCTTGCGCAAACGTACCAGGCTCGCCTTTAAAGGCAATTATTGCATCATCCCCTTCGACAATCGGTTCAACATCAACACCAGAACGATAAGATGCAACATAAATGGCTATCAAATTTATAATAGAGTTTCCCAATGAAGTATTGTATACGCCACTCATGCGACAGGCAGTCATGGTGGCACGCACACTGGACCCACGGATCTCAACTGGGTCAGTCTCACCAAACATGAGAAATGGGTCATTAATACCCACGTGTGCATAAAACTGGCGTTCCACCCACAGCCAGTAGTTGGAGACAGAAGATTCCCACGCCGAACAATCAAGAGTCGCAAACACACTACCAGTCAGGGCACGGATCCTAGACACCCTAGCTTCCATGTCAAGGTGCTTGACCACTAGGTTATTTCCAACAGAGAAAAATGCATCATTAAACCTCTTCAGATGCAAGGCATGAGAGACCCTGACAACAGGCTGTGCATTAGATATG